ACCCCCCCGGGGGGGGTCTGAATCTCTACAGACGGCGGCCAAAGATGCGTGCGCCTGCCAAGATTTTTGCGCGTGCAAATTGAAACCTAGGGGGGATGCCCTGCAGGCGGCCTGATGCCAGGCATGGCCGGTGGGCACAACCTGTCGATCAGTTGAGATCGGCGATGAACTTTTCGATATTGATCGCTTTGGATTTACCCACCGAGCGAATGATGGAGTTGGCGACGTTTTCTTCTACGACGCTGTTCCATTTGGAAAAGCTCTTGTCCGTCACGCTCTTGTCGAAGGCTGATCGGACCGCCTCGCGCCCAGCCTTCAGATCAGCCGCAAGAGCGGACTGAACGAGGCATTTAGCGATGACGTCGGCTTTGCGCACTGGGAGTTTTCCGGTGGGTTTGAAGCCTCCATATTAACGATTACCAAAGACTGAACCCAGATGGCCGGACGAAAACCACTCCCCACGGAGATCAAAAAGCTCAGGGGAACCCTGCAAAAGTGCAGGACCAACCCGCATGAGCCACAGCCCCAAGGGGATCTGGTTGCGCCGCCCGAGTACATGTCTGAGGGTGCCAAGCAGGCCTGGCGCTATGCCATTGACAGCGCGCCAGAGCATTTGCTGCGCAAGTTGGATATGTCCGTGCTGGAAGTCTGGTCCTGCGCTGCGGATTTGTACCGCAAGGCTCAAATCGGAATTACCAAGACCGGCCTGCTGATCAAAGCGCCGAACACCGGTGTGCCAATGCAGTCGCCGTACCTGGCCATTGCGAACAAGCAGGCGCAGATCATGACCAAGGCGGCGGTGGAAATGGGCTTTACGCCTGCCTCTCGTTCGCGCATTACACAACCCACAGATACCCATATCGATCTAGATCCTTGGGCCGACATTGCAGGCTAAGGACGGCCTGCCGCTTTTCAGCGTGGGTCTGTTTTTTGTTCCCATGGCGATGGGGTGGACATTAACGCGGCCAGTCTGGGTTTGTTTAACGCGGGAGCATCCAAAAGCGCCACAAACTTTTGCATTTGCTCCTCGTCCATCGTAAACCGGACTTGATCCAGACGGTCCTGAGCCAGTGTCGATGTCTTCACCTGTGGTGTGCTGGTCATGGAAGTGGCCTTATGAAATCATGGATGGGGTCAAAGAGATTTGATCTCAGTGGTTGCTGACCCAGTTTTCAACATGCAGCCCGGCGTAGTTCACAAAGTCCGCTTCGTTGTTGGTGACCAGTGTCACTGCTAAAGCTACGGCGTGGGAGGCGATGAGTTTGTCCAGGGCATCGCGGTTGCGATCTTTGTAGGATGCGCGGATGGGGCCATAGGCCTTGGCAGCTTGTGCATCAAAGGACGCAACCATGATGTCTTCAAGCAAGCTCTCCAGTGCCGTACGGTTGGCCGCTTGCACTGCTGGGTTTGAGCAAGCGATACCGAATTCAAGTTCGGCCAGTGTCACGGCAGAGATGACCACGTCGCCGACATAGCATGCCGCAAAGCGCTCGCGCACCTCCGGCGGCTGGTGCTTCATGAGGTAGATGCAGATGTTGGTGTCGAGCATGTATTTCGGATTCATAAGGCTTCGCGCTCGCCCTCAATGTTTTCGCCCCGCCCCTGGGCCATGAAGTCCGGAGAGAACTTGGCAAGTTTCCCCAGCACATCGCCCATACGGCGCTGGGCTGGACGGATGCGCAACTCGTCCCCCTGGCGCTCGATGACCAAGTCAACGTCCCACGCGCTGTAAGCAAGTTCGGCAGGAATACGAACGGCCTGGGAGTTGCCGTTCTTGAAAAGTTTGGTGTTGGCCATGGTGAACCCCGTTTGGATGTACGTGTACATCTTAACCCAAGAAGAAGTGAATGTAAACACATGGATGTACACGGTCTAGGTCGGCTGCAAAGCTACGCAGCAGTCGCCCGAGAGTATGCGCAAGCAGTCGTTGCCGGTGACATTCTGACCTGCAAATGGGTACAGCGTGCATGCCAACGGCAGTTGAACGATCTGGCTAAGTTCAAGGGCAAGGCAAGTCCCTACCAGTTCAACCCGAAGCTCACCGACAAGGACGGGCGGGAGTTCCATCCCGCCGACAACCTGTGCGCGTTCATTGAACGCCTGCCCCACGTCAAAGGGCCGTTGGCAGGTGAGACGATCAAGTTAGAACCCTGGCAGGTGTTCATCCTGACCACCGTGTTCGGCTGGGTCAAGCCCGACGGCAACCGCCGTTTTCGGCGCTCGTACATCGAAGTGCCACGCGGCAACGCCAAGTCGACCCTGTCGTCTGCGCTTGCGCTTTACATGCTGGCTGCCGACGGCGAAGGTGGTGCTGAGGTCTATTCCCTGGCCACCACCCGCGACCAGGCTCGAATCGTTTTTGGTGATGCGCAGACCATGGCTCGCAGGTCACAAGGTTTTCGCACCCGGTTTTCTGTCAACGTCGGTGCGCACAACATGAACGTGCTGCAGACCGGCTCCAAGTTTGAAGCGCTATCAGCCGAGGGTTCAACGCTCGATGGTCTGAACATTCACTTTGGCTGCATTGACGAGTTGCACGCCCACAAGACCCGTACCGTCTACGACGTGGTCGAGACTGGCACTGGCAAGCGAGACAACTCACTTCTATGGGTGATCACCACCGCAGGCAGCAACCGCTCTGGCATTTGCTACGAGGTGCGAACCTTTGTGACCAGGCTGCTCGACGGCGTGTTCGAAGACGACAGTCAGTTCGGCATCGTCTATGGCCTGGATGACGGGGACGACTGGACCAGCGAAGACTCGCTGATGAAGGCCAACCCCAACTGGGGCATCTCGGTGCGCCCGGAAATTCTGGGACCGCTGCAGGCCAAGGCCATGCAGTTGCCCAGTGCGATGAACAACTTCAAGACCAAACACTTAAACGAGTGGGTCAACGCCGACACCGCATGGATGGACATGCGTTCCTGGGACGCCTGTGCTGATCAGGGCCTGGACATCGAGTCCTTTGTCGGCCAGCCCTGCTGGGTTGGCCTGGATCTGGCCAGCAAGACGGACATTGCCGCCTTGGTGATCGTGTTTGCCCATCCTGAGATCGCCGATGCGTTCGCCGTCTTTGGCAAGTACTACCTGCCAGAGGACACGGTCAATGCCAATGGGAACAGTCAGTACCCGGGTTGGATGCACACCGGACGTTTGATCGTGACGCCAGGCAATGTGATTGATTTCAGTTGGATCGAAGCAGATCTGAATGATCTGTCCTCTCGCTTTGCGGTGCAGGCCGTCGCCTTTGATCCATTTCAGGCGACGCAACTCTCGACCCGAATGATGAGTGAGGGCCTGCCCATGATTGAAGTGCGTCCTACAGTGCTGAACTTTTCAGAACCGATGAAGACGCTCGAAGCCCTGGTGCTTCAAAAGAAATTGGTCCACGACGGCGACCCGGTGCTGGGCTGGATGGTCAGCAACGTGGTGGCTCACTTGGACGCCAAAGACAACATTTACCCACGCAAGGAGCGAGCAGAAAACAAGATCGACGGCATCGTGGCACTGATCATGGCGCTTTCGCGCGCGATCAAACCGGGGGACTCGGTGGTGCTGGGATCCGACTACGAGTTGATGTTGCTCTGAACTGATGGGACTGTTTAGCTTTTTTGATCGCTTTCGAGGATCTGGTGGCTCCAGCGCTTCAGGTGGAGATCGTTCGCCATGGGGTGACTTTTCATTTGAGTCGATATCTGCGCGAAGTGGCAGTGGTATGCGCGTCTCGCCTGATAGTGCGCTTCGACTAGCTGCAGTGTATGCATGTGTGCGGATCCTGGCCGAAACAATTGCATCACTGCCGTTGGTGGTTTACCAGCGCCGCCCTGATGGCGGCAAGGACAGGGTCACGGACCACTGGCTTTACCGATTGATGGCCAAGCGGCCGAACAGGTTTCAAAATCCATTCGAGTGGCGCGAGATGCTCCAAGGCCACCTGGCTTTGCGAGGTAACGCCTACAACCAGATCATCACCAACCCGCGTGGCGAGATCATCGAACTTATGCCGATCCATCCGGACCGGGTCAAGATTGAGTTGTTGCCCTCAGGTGAATACCGCTACCGAATTAGCGACCGTTCTGGCACTGAGGTGATCTTGCCAAGAGGTGAGGTCTGGCATTTGCGTGGCCTATCTTCAGATGGATTGATGGGTATGAGCCCGATTGAGCTTGCCCGGGAGAATCTGGGTACTGCACTAGCAGCCCAAGGCTATGGCGCACGTTTCTTTGCCAATGACGCCAAGCCCACAGGAGGGTGGATTGAATTCCCTGGCTCGTTCAAGGACTCCGAGGCCAAGAAGGTGTTCCGTGAGTCCTACCAGCAGGCACAGTCCGGGGCCAACCGAGGCAAGGTTCTGGTGTTGGAGAACGGCATGAAGTTTCACGAAGTGGGCGTCACAAACAAAGACGCCCAGTTTCTGGAGTTGCGCAAGTTTCAGATCACCGACGTGGCCAGGCTCTTTCGTGTGCCACCGCACATGATTGCTGATCTTGATAGAGCGACCTTCTCCAACATCGAGCAGCAGAGTCTGGAGTTCGTCATGCACACCATGACGCCCTGGGCTGAGCGCTGGGAGGCCAGCATTCAGTCTGAGTTACTTCTTGAAAGTGACGATATAGAGATTGAGTTTGATTTCGCCAACCTGATGCGCGGTGATGCGTCCAGCCGCTCAAGCTACTACCAAAGCGGAATTCAAAACGGCTGGCTCACCCGCAACGAAGCACGCATTGCAGAAAACCTCAATCCTATTGACGGACTGGACCAGCCTTTGAGGCCCCTCAATATGGTGGAAGAGGATGCAGCTGAAAACTTGGAACTCAACGCTGACGTACCAATTAAAAAATCAATTGCAAAGCCGTCACAAGACGATGAGGCGGAAATCTCAGAGCAGGCAAAAACAAATCGATTCGTCTGCCTTGTTGAATCGTCCGCTGAACGACTTGCTCGCCGCATTTGCCGATCTGGCCATTTGGCAGACAAAGACACCTTGCTGATTTCTCAAGCCTTGGCTGTACCACTGGAGCGGGTAAAGCTTTGGGCTGAAACCCAAAGATCTGAGCCACTGGATCAAAAAAACCTGACTCAATCACTTATCTCACTCGGCCTGAATTTATAAAAAAAAACCAACTTATGAAAAACCAACTTTTAGTGGCTGAATTTTTGGCAACGCCTTGGGCCTTGATGCCTGAGCGTTTAAGTGCTCTGGCCACCGTCATTTCCAGGTGGACACAAGGCGCGCCTGCCAGCGACGCTGCCATGTTTCAGGTCCAAACAGACCGTGTGCTGCGAGACACCCGCAGACAGACATCGGCTGCCATTTCAGGTGGCGGCATTGCCGTCATCCCTATTTACGGCGTCATAACACAGCGTGGAAATATGGTGGATGACGTCTCCGGCCCTGGCATGGTCAGCACCCAGATCGTTACCCAAATGCTCAGGCAAGCCGTTGCCGATGATGCGGTCAGTCAGATCTTGCTGGACATCGACAGCCCTGGCGGCAGTGTTTATGGAGTTTCTGAATTGAGCGATGTGATTTTGAGTGCCCGTGCACAAAAGCCTGTGGTGGCCATCGCCAACAGTCTGGCCGCCTCGGCTGCTTACTGGGTCGGCTCCCAAGCCAGTGAGTTCTACGTCACCGCCGGTGGCGAAGTCGGCTCGATTGGCGTGTGGCAGGCGCACCAGGACTACAGCAAAGCCATGGATGAAGCTGGCGTTAAGACCACGCTCATATCGGCGGGTAAGTTCAAGGTCGAGGGTAATCCCTATGCACCACTGGACGAAGAAGCGCAGGGATTTATGCAGTCCCGCGTAGAGGACTATTACGCCGCATTTACCAAGGCTGTGGCCAAGGGGCGTGGTGTGCCCATCACTCAGGTCCGCGATGGTATGGGTCAAGGACGGGTCTTGGGGGCTGATGCGGCCTTGGCGCAAAACATGGTGGACGGCATCGCGAGCTTCGATCAGGTCTTGAGCAAGATGCACAAGGACGCGGTATCAAGTGCAAAGTCCAGTCCACAAGCCAAACCCAAAACCTCCCGCTTGGCCCAAGCCCGCACTGAGCTTGGGATTTTGTAATTTGGACTGCTCAGGAGTTGCTCCGTTGAGCACCTCCAGTCCGAACGGCGACCCGTAGGTCGCAACCTTGATGCTCGACTAGCTTCGCGCATTTTTTAATCTTTGAAATCCCGCCACCCAAGAGGTGGCTTTTTTACGTCTGGAGAAACCCAAATGAGTAAGCAATTGCGCGAGCTTCAAGCTCGCAAGTCTGATCTTGTCAAAGAGGCTCGTGCCTTAACTGACATTGCCGCCCAAGAAAACCGTGACCTCTCAGATGAGGAGGTGATCAAGTTCAATGCACTCAAGAGTCGAATTGAAACCGCTTCGGCGGCAATTGACCGCGAGTCGGCCTTGATTTCCGAAGAGGTTCAGATGGGGGCGCATGTAGGCAACCACTCTGGTGTAGGTCATGGTTCGGTATTCCCAAGCGTCGTGGTGAGCGACAACCGCGAACTCGACCCTAAACATGGCTTTCAAAGCTTAGGCGACTTTTTGCAAAACGTCTGCCATGCGCAAAAGCCAGGTAACCCGATTGACGATCGCCTGCTGATTGGCAGCGGTCGTGGTGCTGCCGCTCCAGCCACATTTGGCAGTGAAGGCTCCGGTCAGGACGGTGGCTTCTTTGTCCCACCACAGTTCTCCAAGGAGATTTTTCAGCTGTCTTTGGGCGAGGACTCGTTGTTGCCGCTTACCGATAACGTGGAGATCAGCGGAAACACCATGGCGTTTCCCAAGGATGAGACCACACCCTGGGGCACCAACGGCATTCGCGCTTACTGGCAAGGCGAAGCGGCTCCAGCGGTCACCACAAAGCCCGTGCTGGGACTTTCTACTTTGCGGCTCAAAAAGCTGATGGCCCTGGTGCCGACAACCGATGAGTTGTTAGAAGACGCCAATGCCTTGTCAACCTATCTGCCCGAGAAGATTGCACTGTCCATTCGCTGGAAAACCAATGAATCCATCCTGTTCGGGTCGGGCTCTGGTGTACCGGTAGGCGCGCTCAATGCTGGCGCTACGGTCAATGTGGCCAAGGAGACTGGGCAGTTGACGCAAACGCTGCTTCCACAAAACCTGGCCAAGATGATTGCGCGTCTGCCGACGGGCTCATTCGCCAACGCGGTGTGGATTGTCAACAACGACGTGTTGCCAGCATTGTTCACCCTGACCTTGGGTAACTACCCGATCTACTTGCCCACCGGATTGAACGTTGGTGGCATTCAGGTCTCTCCCTACGGCACGCTGCTGGGTCGCCCGGTGTTTGTGTCCCAACACGCCAACACCTTCTCCGCACAGGGTGACATCTTGCTGGTGGACCTGAAGTACTACCAGACCATCACCAAGTCCGGTGGCATGCAGACCGCTACGTCTATGCACCTGTACTTCGATGCGGACTTGACCGCGTTTAGGACGACCTTTCGCATGGATGGCCAATCGAAGATTTCCACCGCGATCACGCCCGCCAAGGGCAGCGCCACGATGTCGCCGTTTATTCAGCTTGGCGCTCGCTAAACCCCAAGACCTCAAAGGAGA